TGGACAACCCGTTCCAGTTGCTCGACAGTGACTGGAATGTTGAAGATGATTTTTACGATTGGATCGGTGTGCATCAAACCATCCATCAACAGATAGCCGCTGCTTTGGGAGTGTGACATGGCAATAACAAAACCAGCAAACCCAATACCGGCAGGCTGGAGAAGCCTGTATCCAGAAATTTCTAATTTTGCAGACACCACAGAAGTTCCTGGGGCTGCTTTTCTTTTGCAAAGAAAGCTTAGGGCGGTTATGGACGGCCCGTTTCGCAGAAGACAGCAAAACATTCAAGATTTGCAAAATACTTATTTGGAGATAAAAAACAATCCTGTTGAATGGACTGCAAAAAACATTTCCATTCCCAACACGCAAAGCATGAATGACAATGCTGCTCGCGGGATTCCAATACCTTCAAATGTTTTTGTTTCCTTTGACACGGTTGACACATCCCTTGCAACTGGTGTTGGAAGAGAACAAGTTAAATATTTGGTAGAAAATAACTTTGACTTAAACAAATTAAGTGAAAACATAAAACCTGTTGCAGTCAAATATAAGTTAACAGACCAAATACTTAATCAGGGAACTTCTGGGAAGTGGACTGGGATGGGGTTTGGAACCCCTGAAAAAAATGCTTTGGCAATGGCCGACATGCTGTCGGGTGCTGGAATCACAGACATCAAGCAGTTCGGAGTTCTTCCAGACGGGAAGTACGGTAACAAGACAACCGGACAGGCGATAGACGCAAACTACACCCGTGCTGGTGGCAACATTTGGGGCGGCACTTTTGAGGGTGCAAACTCTACGGGGTTTGGCGTTCAGTTCGGGCCTGACGGCACTCCGTACTTTTACACGCAAGAGGGTGCAAGTACGAGTGATATGGGAAAAATTGCTCCCATCATTTCGCTGGGCCTTACCTTCTTCGCTCCTGGTATCGGGACTGCTATAGGGACGGCGCTAGGCGCTACTGGTACGGCTGCGACTGTCATTGGCAGCGCAATCGTACAAGGCACGTTGTCTGAAATTCAGGGCGGTGACTTTCTTGATGGTGCTATTAAAGGTGCTGTCACTGCCGGTGTTGCCCCCGTAGTTGCAAACACGGTTGGAACAACTGTTGCCGACTTGATGGGTGACTCTGCGTTTAAGAGTGTTGTTTCTAACGCTATTGCATCTTCTGCCTCATCTGCCGTGTCTGCTGCTCTTACAGGTGGTGATGTTGGGCAGGCTGCTCTGACAGGCGCTCTTGCTGGTGCTGGTGGTTCTGTAGGCAGGGAGCTTGGCACTGCTGCTGAGTACGGAACAACGCCGTTTACAGAGCAAACCCAGATGCTTGCAGGCCAAGAACAAGGGCTTGGTGGTGCTGGCGGTCTTGGAGCCAACTTGGGGCAGGCTGCGGGGGCTGTAGCGGCAGGTGATGACCCTACACAGGCGATTATTAACGCAATTATTCAGACACAGCAGGAGAAAAGTGCTGCTACACCGGATACGGCTGACCAAGTATCCCCAGAAACGCCTGTTTCACCCCCTCCAGGGGCAGAAATAACGACTGCTCCACCCCCTGAAACGGGTCAAATTTCCGATGTTGGCCTGATGGACGGCATTGCCGGAACCATCCCTGAAATTGACACGCCATCCACCCAAGAAATTACAATACCCGACCAAATTACTCAAGAATTAGGTGGAGTACAGGAGGGTATAGCTGAAACGATTCCAACTCTAGACCAAGAGCTTATCAACTTGATAACTCAGGCTCAACCAGAGTTGGCTCCGGTACAAGAAGTTGTTGTTCCACCTGTAGAAGACATCATTCCTGGGGTTCAAGAAGGGATTGCAGAGACTATCCCTGAAGACTTGGGTGTACAGACGGGCATTGTTGAAACCATTCCAGAAGACTTTGGTATCCAACAGGGTGTTGCAGAGGGAATCCCTACAGAAGCAGAGATTGCAGAGCTTGCCAACCCAGCCTTAGACGTTCTTGGACAGCCATTAACGCCAGAGTCGGTAGACATAGAGCCTATCCCTCAAGACCCACTGCTGGGCCTGTCTGCGCCCTCTGTTGGAGAGGGTGAGCAAGAGGCAATCGACTATCAAGCTCTAGAAGGTTTGTCGTCTGCTGATGTTGGTCTAGGAGAAGAGCAGGCAATAGACCAAGCAAACCTTGACGCTCTAGCAGACTTGTCATCGGCTGAAGTGGGAGAAGGAGAGCAAGAAGCGATAGATCAAGCAAACCTAGATGCTTTGGCAGATTTGTCTTCTGCCGAGGTTGGACTAGGAGAACAAGAGGCGATAAACCGGCAGGCTCTGGAAGAGTTGTCGTCGGCTGAAGTTGGGCTTGGTGAACAGCAGGCTATAGAGGACAGCTTCCCGAGAATTGACACGACTCCGTACATCAGAGACACGTACTTATCTCTGGGTCGTAAGCGTCCTGATTTTGGGCCAACTGTTACGACTTTGGGTCAGGCTTTGCAGGCTCCTTTTTTCCCGACTTCGCCTGTTTCTGGTTTGACTTCTTACCGTGGTGCTGGTGAAATTGAGGGGCAGAGGACCGGCAAGCCCCGCAGAAATGTGTGGAACGAATCTTCTTTGCGTCTGACAGATGCGTTAGGACTGTGATATGTCTCAAATAAAAAAGCTCACCCGTCTTGGTAGCGACACTCGCAAGATTGCAGCCCTGTTGCAAGCAAAAGCCCCCAAGGGTGAGATGCTTGCCTACATCTCTCCACAAGAGGCTGCACTGCTCAAGTCCCGTGGTGGCTCTGGCAAGCCCCATGCTGACACAGGCATTCCGTCTTTCCAGATGGAGTCAGACTTTTCAGAAGCATACATGGCAGATATGGGTAATGAGTTTCAGGAGCCATATCAAGCAGACTTTTCGCCTTCTCAGTTTTCTGCTTCCCAGACTCAAGACGCAATTCCGTTTGACCGTTTGTATGAAGGACTTCAATCAAACGCCAGCAAGTCTGCCGCTCTAACAGACTTGATGACAAATCCTTCAAACAGATTTTTGTTTGAGGGAATTAACTTGCCACAGCAGCGTGGTGGTGGAGCAGGTCCAACGCCCAGTGTTATTGCTAGTAGACCTTCTGATGTGGTTCCTCCAACATCAGCAACAGGAGCAACTGGAGGCGGCATTTCCAAGACTGTTGCAGATGCGCTTGGCATTCAGGCTAGGGACGTTCCTCTGCTTGGTCTTGCTGGCATACAGGCTGTGCTTGGTAATCGTCAAGCAGGTAGGGCGCAGCGTCAGGGTCAGCAAGCTCGTCGTGAGATGGAGGCTATGGCTGCTCCTTATCGTCAGAAGGGTGAGCAGTTGCAGGCCCAGGCTGCACGAGGAGAGCTTACTCCGCAGGCTCAGCAGTCACTGGCAGCAGCACAGGCACAAGCTGCACAAGGAGCTACCGCTAGAGGCGGTGTTGGCGCAGCACAAGTTGCAAACCAGATGGAAGCACTGCGTCAGCAACTTCTACAGAGTCAGTCTGACTACGGCTTGAAACTCTCTGGTATAGGTGACCAGATTGCTCTGGGTGCTATTCGTGAGGGGATGCAGGCTGACCAGTTTGTCAACCAACTCACTAGCTCTTACATGAACAACATCATGCGAACTGTTGGTGCTGCTTACGGTCAACAGCAGCCCATGATTGTTCTTGGTGGAGGGCGACCATAATGGCAACAGAAGCAATGAAAGACATGACTGGGATGCAGCAGTATCCCGGTTTCATCCAGCCATTCCAAGAAAACCTACAGAGGTCGGCTGAAGCTAGAGGTCAAGTTGCTGGCCTAGAGCGCAGCATGGAAGCAGACCGCTCTCTTGCCAAGCAAAGAGGATTGACGCAAGCCGGTGAGAAGTTTGCCGCTGATGTCGCTAAAGCTCCGCAGCGCAAGCAGCTAGAGCAAGTCTCTACGCAGATGGCTGAGCCATTCATTCCAACTCGTGACAACGCTCAGACGCTGGGAACCATCTTTGCCCTCGTAAACATTGCTGGTTTTGCGATGGGAGCAGGCGGTAAACGCAATGCTGTCAACGCTATGTCTGCCATGAACGGTATGCTGGAAGGCTATCAGCAAGGCAGACAAGACTTGTACAAGAGAGAGAAAGACATCTTCGACACCAACCTCAAGCAGTTGAAAAACCGCTATGACATGTTGGACAGGCAGTTGAAAGATGCTATAGAAACGTACAAGACGGACAAGCAAGCAGGCATTCAAAAGGCAGAGCTTGCCTACGCAGAAGCGGGCGCTAACTTCTATAAGCAATACGCAGATAAGTATGGCCTTGCTGCTGCTTACGAGTTCCACAAACAAGCGTATGACAACGCTAACAAGATGTGGACAGAAAAGAATAGAGAAGAAGACAGAGTAGAGAGGATGAACAGGCAGACAAGGGCAGAAGAACGCGCTGTTCGCAGAGAGGAAAGAGCAGAAACTAGATTTGAGAGAGCGATTCAAAAAGCCACTCAAGCAACCGCTCAACGAAGAGATGGGAAACCTCTTCCTGACAAGCAAGTTAGAGACATCGAGGGCTTGTCTTCTCTAGAAGACGGTCTTCTTAAGTTGAAGAAAGACTGGAAGCCTGAATACGCACAGGCTGGACTTCCTCCGCTTTTGGGAGGTGTCGGTGCAGAGCTAAAGCAAGACCTAGAAAGACGCTTTGGCAGGAAACAGGCACAAGAGATGATTAGCTGGTGGTCTAGGTACTCTCGGTATCAGGCTCCAAACCGACATGCCTTGTTCGGCGCAACACTTACCGGAAACGAGTTGAAAAACTATCAGACGTTTACGGCAAAGATTACAGATGCGTCAAACACTGTTGAAACGATGCTTAACGACCAGATCAATTACGTAAGGTCTACAGCAGGCAACAAAATTTTTGCGGCAGAGAGTGCTGGATACAGAGTTCCAGAAATTAAGCCCAGAGATTTCGAGCAGACTTATAGTGGAGGACAGGGCGCAGCCGCTTCTGCTCCGTCAGCTCCTGCTCAGGGCGCAGCAAGGCAAGGTCAGGCTGCTCCTGCGAACACAGAGGCACAAGCCAGGGCTGCATTTGGCTCTTACGAGCCAGATAAGTATGAGTATGGTGTTAACCCAGCAACAGGCAAGTTTGCTCGCAGAAGGAAGCAGTAATCATGGCTCAATGGGAAGATGCTCCTGCAAAGTCTGGTGGATGGGAAGACGCTCCTTCTGGCGCGTCACAAATTCCTACTGGTGGAACCTCTGCGCCTGCTGCAACTACGCCAGAAGAATCGGGTTTTGGCAGAGTTTTGCGTAAGGCTGGTGAGGCCGCAACGATGGTTGGGCCTGTTGGTGTTGCCGCTGGTGGTGCGCTAAAACTTGCAGGAAGAGCGCCGCAAGCTGTTCAGCAGATGGCCGGTCCTGTTGCTCGTGGAGGACGCGCTCTTGCAGAAGCACTGACCCCAACATCACTACGGCAACTTGTTGGCATGACGGGTTCTGCTGGTCTTGCTGGTGGCGCTGGTGAAGTTGCAAGACAATCGGCAGAGGCAGGAGGCGCTGGCAAAACAGGTCAGCAACTAGCAGAGATGGGCGGCGCTATGGCTCCGTCTGCTGCTGCCGTTGCTGCAAGAAGGGCTACTGCGCCTTTGGTTGAGGCTGCTGGCAAGCGCATGTACAACATTCCTCCTGAACTTAGGACTCCAGAGAAAGAGGCTGCTTTGCGTACAGCGCAAGAAAGCGGCATGAGAGTTCTTCCTAGCCAAATCAAAGAGTCTCGTCCTTTTCAGATGATTGAAAGGATAATGCAGCTTCTTCCTGGCTCGAAAGAAGAGTTTGTTAGGTTTGGACGGCAGAACCAAGAGGCTGCAAACAAGGCTGTAGCAAAAGCGTTTGGTGGAATGGAGCCGTCTCTCGCAAGTTCTGCGATGCAAACAGCAAAGACGAACTTGCAGAACGACTACAACACGGTTCTGGGTGGCAAAGAGTTCACGGTTGACTTCAAGTCTGCCAACAAGCTCGCTAAGGCTTTTGCTGACAACGAGGAGTTGAAGAACTTTGCTCTTGCAAACGCAAAGGTTGGCAAGTTTGCAGAGTCTCTTGTATCCGGCCAGAAGATTGATGGTCAACTGTGGAAAGAGGTTCGCAGCGACATATCTGATTACGTCAGCAGGCTGCAAGGCTCTTCCAAACTTATCGGCAGAAACGTGCTGCAAGGATTTGATGACATTGCTCAGAAAAACCTTGGAGAAAAAGACTACGGCGCTCTTAGAGGCATCGACAGGAAGTGGGCGGCACTGAAGTCTTTTGAAGATGCTTTTACTCGTGACCCGTCTTTGCGCCGTGGCTCTGATGTTGACATCAACAAGTTTGCAAGACAGTACGCCAATGTTGAGCCTATGAACGTCCTGTATGGGCGAGAGGGTGGAAGAGGTGGAGACTTTGTTCCACTTGCCCAGATGGGTGAGCAGTACCAGATTTTTACTAGGCCGCGCATTCCTCAAACTGAGGCAACAACTTTGGGCGGCTTGCTACGTGCTGGAACTGGTCTTAGCTTGTTTGGTGGTGGGCTGGCTGCTGGTGTTCCGTATCTTCCTGCTGCCGCTGCGACTTACAGCGCAACACCTCCTGTGGCAAGACGAGTTGCCCAGGCGTACTTAAATCCGCAAGAGACTGCCGCAAGACTTCGGCAATCTCAAATTTCGCCGTATGCAGGATTGGCTGCGGCACAAGTCCCTGTAAAGGAGTAATCATGAAAGACAGTTTGGAAGAAAAAGACACCCGCAAGGGTGGTGAGAACGAAGCGCGTGGTAGCCGTGACGCTCAGCGGGCGCTTGCCAAGCAGCGTGAGATGGACCGCAGTCCAGCACGTAAGCAAAAGCGCAAGGCTCGTCGTTAACAGGTGTTGCCATGCCGCTGAAAAAAGGTTTCTCTAAAAAGACCATCAGCAAAAACATCTCTCGGGAGATGAAGCGTGGTCGTCCACAGAAGCAGGCGGTGGCTATTGCTTTGAGCGTGGCGAGCAAGGCAAAACGTAAGGCTAAGCGATGAGCAGGAAGAAGACAGGCATCAATCCTGAGCTTGAGAAGCACATAAATCAGCTTCTGAGCGCAGTCATGAATGACGGCACTGCCAGCATCACAGAGAAGATGAAGGTCGTTGACCGCGCCCTCAAGCTAGAGCAGTTGAAGGCCAAGATTTCTGATGATGAGTGGGGTTCTGGCTTCATGACTGATGAGGACGATGAGGATAAGTGATGATATGATTATTCCGCTATCTCAACATAGAGGGTTTAATCATGGACGCACAAGTCTTGCGCTTTGTCAGGCTCGGCCTGGAGGTCATCACAGACCGACTCATCACCATTCTTGCCCTGCTCAGCAGCGGTGGGCTGGCTTGTTGGGTGATGTGGGGACCGCAGTGGGAAAGAGTTTCCACACTTGCTATTTATGTGTTTTTTGCATATCTTGTAGTCCGAGCAAAGGAGAGTAGAAATGAAATTCATACCAAAGGTCAAGACGGTTAAGTGTGATGCTGAAGTCGGTACTGGTTTGATCCAGAACCGTCTGTCTGTCCCTGGTGAGTACCAGTCGGGCAAGTTGCCTGCCGGTGGGTTCCAGGCCGTCTGGAACTTCAAGAACGACCAGCCTAACGACTACTTCACTCGTAAGATGAGTCCTACGTCTGGTGGTGGCAAGAAGGTGTACTGATGGCTAATAACATTGCTTTTCAGCCGATGGGTAAATCTACTCGGATAAACGTAACAACCACTGCCAACACGGTTGCTGTTTTGTCAGACAGTCCAGCCAACCAAGTTCGAATTCACAATGGCACTGCGGCTGAAGTGTTCATTCGTTTCGGCACTGCCAGTACGGACGCTGTTGTAATACCTACCGCTGGAACTCCTGCGTACGGATTCGTCCTTCACAACAACCAGACGAACATTTTCACTGTTCCAATCCAAGCAACATCTACAGCAACACTGTATGTGTCTGCTATTGTTGCATCTGGGACAGCAACGATCTACGTGACGCCTGGAGAGGGTCTGTAAGGGAGTCGAGATGGCCGCTGAAGAATCTGCTAAAGGCGCGTTGTCAAATCAAGATTTGAACCACGAACTGGCGCTCATAAAAGAGCAGGCCAAAGTGGAACTCAATCGGCTGCAAGCGCAAAGCACAGCCAAAGAGGTGGCTGGTAAAGCAATTGGTGAAAGTGGCCTCTTCTACATCACTTTGATTATCGTCATCGGCGTTGGTTCTAGTGTGGTGCTTGAGAACGAGAAAATCGCTGCTGTGATGGGCCTACTCGGTGCCGCATTGACCGCGCTCATCTCAATGCTTAACGGCATCGCTGGCGCAAGCACAAAGCAAGAAAAGCCTGAGTTTGAAATCATGAAGCAGTTGATTGAGAAGCTAGATCGACTCGACCGTCCAGAACAGCCGATGCGCGTTGACGTTGAAGGCGACAAAGTCACTGTTCGCAAGGGTGAAGATGTGGTCACCGCGAAAAAGGAGTGAGCATGGACTGGCTTAAACAGATCGCACCAACGATTGCCACTGCGCTGGGTGGCCCTCTTGCTGGGATGGCTGTGTCTGCCATTTCCAAAGCCATAGGTGTAGATGAGGACAAGGTAACTGACATCATCTCCAGCAACAAGCTCACGGCAGATCAAGTAGCCCAGATCAAGATTGCAGAGATTGAGCTTGCTAAGCAGGCGCAGGAGCTTGGCCTGAACTTTGAGAAGCTGGCAGTAGATGACCGCAAGAGTGCTAGAGAGATGCAGGCGGTTACACGCTCGTGGGTTCCTCCGTTGCTCGCAGGCTCTGTCACGCTAGGATTCTTTGCCATCCTTGGTGGCATGATGTTTGGTCAGATGTCCGTGGCTGACAACACTGCTTTGACCATGATGCTAGGCTCGCTAGGCACAGCCTGGACTGGCATCATTGCCTACTACTTTGGCTCCTCTGCTGGCTCACAAGCAAAGACAGACCTTCTTTCTAAAGCTACACCAATCAAATGAAACAGAACTGGGAAGAAGCTCTCAAACACGTTCTCAAGTACGAGGGCGGTTATGTCAATCACCCTTCTGACCCAGGCGGGATGACGAACCTGGGAGTGACCAAGCGTGTCTGGGAAGAATGGATCGGCAGACCAGCAACAGAGCAAGACATGCGCTCGCTCACTGTTGAGCAGGTTTCTCCGCTTTACAAGAAACGCTACTGGGATGCTGTGCGCGGTGATGACCTTCCTAGCGGCGTTGACCTTTGTGTCTTTGACTGTGCTGTTAACTCTGGTGTTGGTCAGTCTAGTAAATTTCTACAGAGGGTTGTGGGAGTAAAGCAAGACGGCAGTATCGGCCCTGCAACCCTGGCAGCAGTTGCGAACAAAGAGCCTGCAACCATCATTGCTGAGTTCTGTCACCACCGGGAATCCTTCTACAAATCTCTGTCATCCTTTCCTACGTTTGGCAAAGGTTGGATGCGTAGGCTTGACTCTGTTGAAGAAGAATGTAAGGGGATGTGTGATGGCTCGTAAGAAGTTCCCTAACCTGTCTGTAGGAAGAGGCGAGAAGTTGCCTGCAAGCAAAGGCGCTGGCCTGACTGCCAAAGGAAGGGCTAAGGCAAACAGGGCTACAGGCTCTAACCTTAAAGCTCCCACCAAGTCTGGTCCTCGTCAGAAAGCCTTCTGCGCTCGCAGCAAGTCGTGGAAGGGTGAGCGTGGCAAGGCTGCTCGTAAACGCTGGGGATGCAGATGAAGAAGACACCTAAAGCTAAGCGCGGCCTGTACTACAACATCAACAAGCGCAGGAAAGCAGGACTGCCTGCGAAGAAGCCTGGGCAGGCTGGTTACCCTACTGCCGAGGCTTTTCGCAAGTCTGCACGTACTGCTAAGAAGCGTTAGGCAGCAAGCCACCTTCAAAGAGGTAGCTTCCGAAATGCCCCAGGTTGACCCAGGGTGCAGCGTGAATCTTGATACCCATCTCTCTTGCTTTCCAGCAGAAGTAGTAGTCTTCTGACAGGAGTCTCTGCACTCCTGGCTCTATAGCGCAGGCGAAGTACTCGGTAATCCAGTCTGTGATTTCACCGGACAGAACCTTTACATCGTTGCGGTAGGCAGGAAGTTGCTCCTTCATCTTCACAAGAACTTCCTTCTTGATAAGCATGAAGCCTGTGCCACCATTCCAGATTTCCAGAGGCTCGTGAGCAGGCACTGTGACCTGTCCTTCGTAGCCTACGAGATTGACCACCATCGAACCAGTCTTGTTCTTGAGTTGGTCTACAGGCACACCATCTTTGACTGCTTGCTCAACTGCATGCCAGTTGATTTCCTTTTTAGGGTAGATGCCGCAGATGATGTCCTTGTCTGCTCTGAGCATGTGAACGATGTCAGCAGGGTTGAACTTGATGTCTGCATCTATAAACATCAGGTGAGTAGCTGCGTTGTTCTGCATGAACTGGTGAGCTAGCAGGTTACGGCCACGCTGGATGAGTGACTCGTTAAAGAGGAACGACACAGACAGTTCTACGTTGTTCTCTGTAAGCACTTTAGCGGCAGTGATGAGGGACTGTGTGAAGAACCCTGTACACATGCCACCATACATAGGTGTTGCCAGGAATACGTGAGGCTTCTTTTCTTCTTCCATGTTTACTCCGAGTTAGGTAGGGTGGTGGAAGCCAGTACCGCTGTCCACCGGCAGCGTCCTAACTCCCGTCATTGCGACGGTGCATCTACTGGCTGACTAAGCTGCGCTATAGCATCCTCATACCCGGACGTATACGCGATGTTCCACAGTTGCTGTAGGCTCATGTTGATAAGGTTCTGGCTGTACTCTACAGCGTTACGTCCCTTTTCCAGAGACTTCTGCGATGGTTTGATTTCGATTTGTTGAGTCATGATATGTCCTCTATCCTAAGTACGTACTTGTTTGTCTTTGCTGACTTTCGCCAGCCGTGAACTTCGATTCTGATACCAGCATCTCTGACGAGAACTAGTGTGTCAGATGCCATGATTTTCTTTATCCTGTCACTGACAGCAGAGGCTGTGACCTGCACTGCCAGGACTTCTCCTTTACGGATGGCAAGGATATCGCACCACCCCCACAGGTCTTTACGCTGTTTGGTAAAGCTGTTCCACTTCTCCACCACCTCGCAGTGGTAGCCCTGCTCACGCAGGTAAGCTAGAGAACGCTGTGTGGGCGATGTCTTTGTTGACATCAGAAAGGCACGTCAGAGTCTTTAGGCCGATACGCATAGTCGTTGTTCTCCCTGCGTTGGTAGCCTGACCGCACCTCTCTGGGTGTTTCTTTCTGCTTTCGTGCCCAGTTGTCTTCTGCCAGAGACAGAAGGTTGTAGCCCATACTGGTTGGCTTTTCCCACGCGCTGAGCTTGAGCTTGTCACCAGCTTTGTAGTCCATCTCCAGAACTAGGAAGCCTTTGTAGTCCGGGCCTTTGTCGCTCTTACGCTTGGCCTTCTCCTCGTAAAACATAACGCCTTTTCCGGGCATCTCTTTATGTTCAGCCATCACTTTCCTTTCATGGTTGATAGTGGTATCTGGCAAAGACCGACCCACCCTGACTAACATCTTCCGTAGTGATTCGATGTCCTTGTTTTCGAAAGACTTCGATATGTGCTGCAAGCCTTGTGTCCCTGTAAAGCTCATACGACTGCTTCTGTGTAAGCGGTCCTACTTCTCGTAGGTGTCGCAGAATTCTGGATCGCTTTGTAGCGAATCCATACCTGACGGGGACATCTGCGACTTTGGGTTGGTATGCCCTCCAGCCTTGACAATCTCCCCTTTCAGCTTGACCTTGTGAATGCTCATAAAAGCCTCTACAACGTCTTTGTTTGCTTCTTGCAGGGCTAGGTACTTGCTCGTCTTCTCAGTCTCTGTGAGCTTGCTAGAGGAGGATATACGGGCAACTAGACCACTATATGCGGCAATCCAGTCTTCCTCTGAGTAGAAGCTGTTGTATGGCTTGTCATTGCCAGGAACGTAGAGCTTGAAAGCCCCGTCGTTCTTCTCTTCAACAACAACAGGTTGTGCATCTACCCGCTCTGCCACACCCATATCTACAGCAGCAGCAGGCTTGGCAGGCTCGAAGTCCTGTACTTCTTCTGGCGTGTAGACACCTACAACTACGCCAGGGTAGACAGCGCGGATACCTTCTGACAGAACCCTTGCACGTAGCATGGCGCGAGGGTAGTTACGCCAGTTGTCTTTATTGGCAATACCTATCGACTTGGCCTGACTGATAGTCCATGTCACTTCTAGGCTACCGCCTTGTGGATGAGAGAAGAGTCCTGTGACTTGCTCATTCGTGTAGACCTTCCAGTCCACCTTGCCACCAGCAGCCTGAAACCTTGCAAGCATTGCGTCTGCTTTCAGGGCAGGACGACCCTGGATGACATGGTAGTCACGCATAGCTACAGCAGGATGCAGGTTCTCTGCTTGGCACAGAAGCATGATAGACATAGCTTCTTCTGGTGTTTTGAACCCGAACAGCTTTGACTTGGCAGCTACTAGGCCCATGTTCTCAATCTCTGAGAAGGGTACGATGTTGCTCATTTCTTTACTCCTTTACGTCCAGGTTTCATACGTGGTGTTCCGTCTTTGCACCTACCGTACGGTGCTGGCTCTAACAGTTTTTCTATGATGATGGTCAGGTTAGCTACAGCGTTTTCCAGAAGCTCTAGCTTGCTATGTATGTCTTGTTTCTCTGCTTTCGAGATGAACATTAGGAAACCTCCTACTTGATAAGAAATTTACGTGGGCCAGGAACCTCACGCACAAACTGTTTGTAGATGTCAGGCATGGACTGCTGGAAGAGCTTTTGGTCAAACTTCATGCTTGCCTTATCGTTCTTCCATGTCGCTAGCACGTTGCCTGCAATGTCAACAAGAGCGGCTTTGCTTCCCATCCTTTGTTGGATTGCAGCTTTGAGCGTGTCTTCCGCTGTCTCCAGCGCCTTGCGCTCTGCGTTGACGCGAAAGAGTTGAGTAGCCAGTTCTTCCATCGTAGAGTCAGCCAGGACAGTTGTGTCTGGTGCTGACGTTGGGAACATGAGCTTGGCTTCACTGGTAGAAGATGCTGGCAGGGGAGTCCTGCTTTGCACTGCTGCCCAGTAAACGGCCATCTGCTTTATCAGGTCTTGCTTTTGTTCGTCAGCAATGTTGAAAGGTGCGAGGAAGAACTCTTGACCACCGAATAGAACAGCCAGATAAATCTTCCTAACGCCGAACACCGTAGCTTCGTGGACAAGCTGAGCCATGTCAGATACAGGGATGATGCCAGCTTCTGCGTCAAACTTTGAACGCACAGCAGCGTTGTAGTTCTTGCATTCGACAAGAATCGTCTCACCATTTTGTGTACCTGCAAAGTCAAAGTGGCTACGCAACCAAGACTCTTTCGGGTGAGTCCTGAACTCTTCTACCTTTGTGAGTTGTACCCCTAGCTTTTGTTCAGCAAGCCTGCCGATAACAGGCTCCATCACATGACCCATCTGGACAGCTTCTACGTCAGACAGGTCTTCTACCTCCATCATGTCGAGCTTTTGGAGGATGACTTCGTTAGCTTTCCCGTTGACGGCCTTGCGTGTATCGCTAGACCACCATGCTTGCTTACGGAAGGAGTGGTCAAAATCCGACATGACCGTCCTCCTCCTTAGCTACCCAGTACTTGCCTTGAGGACCGCAGTATGCAGGGCCGTCAGAAGGTGCGTAAGGCGAGCGTACGACCTTTGCCCACTGCCACCTACGTCCGTCCTCCCAGGCTCCTGTTACAAGGTCCCTAGACCCATCTACACGGCTGCACAGCCCCAGGTCAGGGCGATGTTCTAGCTTGTCTTGCAGGACAAAGTTGGCACAGTTAACACAGAATTTCATGGAAACCTCCAGTTGAGTTAGGATGAGATGAGAAGATTAGATGATTAGAAGTGGCTTGTCAAGTGTTTGTTTCTCCTTTCGTTCTTGCTCGGATGGTGGCGACCATATTTTTTGCACAAGATATCCAGCCACGATCAAATTCTCCTATGTTTTCAGTTACTGAATATTCATCACACACCTTCGCACACGCCTCACGCTCGTCAGTTTGTCCTTTTTTGTAAGCGTTCTCGGCCATCTTGACTGCATCAGATGCAAGCATCCAAAGGTCGCCGTCAAACATTTTTGCTGGTGTCATGGCAGGTCACCCGTGGCTTGCAGAGCTAGTGTCAGGATGTTCGGGGGCAAGTACTGTCCTTCTTTCACGTTGTCCAACATTTTGTTCGCTGTCGATCTGTCGTAGGACAAACCTCTCACGGATATGCATAACCTCGTTGTAGCGGTGTAGCCAGCGTATCTCTCCACTGTTCTTGTATCGTTTCCTGAGTTCTTGCAGTCGTTCATCTAGGTAGTCTTTCATAGTCTGTCTTTCTTGCAGTTACGTCCTTGATTGCAGTCAGAGTCACAGTCCTCGCAGGCAACGAAGTCATCTATTTTTATAGCTATCCACACAGCTAGGCACAAGCCAGCTAAGCACAGTGCTACGTCATACCACGAGACGGTCATTCTTGCCCCCTTGCTCGGATGATGTCATTTGTACGAGTCATAGTAGCCCTCCTTGAGCATGACGGCATCGTGATACTCCTTGTGAAACCACTTCCACAACTGAGCGCGGTCATCCTTGTCTACGGCCCACAGAAGTAGGCAGTGCCAACTCCATGTCTCATCATCCATGTCGTACGCTTTTTCAGCCATCAGCCGGTGAGACGTAATGGAGACGTTGATGCTCAGGTAACTGAGCAGCGCCTGTAGCTTGTCTTTGTGGGTTCTCATGCGTTTCTGGTTCATGTTGTGGTCGCCACTCATGATGATTTCCTTTCTCCGCGCTCAAATGCCTCGCGGTTATCTGCGCTGTTGTGGATGGCAAGAAAATCACCGGGGTCAATTTTTGGAGCACACCAGCAGCTTGGCATTAACTCGTGTTCGTACAAGTCATCTGTCGGCACAATGTGCTGAACAAAATTGCCAGCCTCAGAGGCAAAGCCAACAAGTTTCCAGCTCATGATGCCCCTTTGATGCCGTGGGCGGCTTCGATGGCGCGGGCAACTTCTCGCGGCGACAGTTGGGCAAACCCCAGCGGCGCACATACTGCGTCGATCTGCTCATCCGTCAGCGGCTGGCGCTGTGCTGCGGATCGGTGGGCAAACGCAGGATGCGGCGTCATCACAATCGGGGCAGATGCGTCAATAGTCATACCCTGCTGTGCTGCGGGTGGGGTGGTGTAGACATAATTCTGTGTGTAGAGCCTGTGCTTTCCAACGGGGAGCGACATATAGTCGAGTCGCCAGTCTTTTCCGAACACCTCCACGATTACCGCGCACCGAGGCTCCTGCTTCTCAGCCTCTGCGATGGCGGTGCGGAGGGCATCACGCTCACGCTGATATGCGTTGTCGTTGCCTTTATTGGCTTCATGCTCCAGCGCCTCCAGCGCCAGCTTCATTGCAGGGATGCTCATTCTTCACTCCCAGCAATCCACACAACAGTGCCACCAGTTGGTTCAAAGTCTTCTGTCTTCAGACGGATGTAAGCCTGACCAGCTACACCCGCATTCTGGACATAGCCTTGTATGCCCCAGGTCTTGACCTCAGTGACTACAACTAGGCAAGCACCGAACATTTCTTTTTCAGGATTGACCTGCACGATATCTCCAACATTCATTTTGTCCTCCAGCATCTGACAGTCTTGTCGGGCATAGTCCTTGTGATGAACTCTCTATCGTTCTTCCTACCGTACCGCTTAGCAGCCACAGATACGGTAGTCCTGTTCAGTCCGTCTGGGACTGCAAAGCTATCGCCTACCTCCATTTGCTCAAAGGGGAAGCGGTTAGGGATAGGCACTCCTTTGTCAATAGGGGGCTGGCTCATCATCATCTCCTGGGATATACATAAGTACCTTGCTCACCGCCTCAAGCGCACGTTGCGTCTTCACCTCATCAATCGGGAAAGGCAGCGTAGCCATATGCAGCGCGTCCTGCGCCAGCTTGAGGGCGTTGATAACTTCTTCTTTGCTCATGCTCTGGCCTGGGGTTTGCCCAGGACGGTCTAGGGGGTTGGGGAACGGGGGGAAGGGCCAAGTCATGGAAACATCCTTTATGTGAAAGTTAAGCAAGTTATCTTTCCCTGATAACTTTTCTAATTTCTATCGCCCACAAGTCATGCACCCGAGGAGCGACCTGTGGGTAAGTTATCCACTGTGATATCCACAGGGGATACAGCCTCTCGTTTATCTAGACTAACCATCATTGGGGCACGGCCTTGCTGATGGCTCCAGTTTTCACTGCCCCGAGGGATGCTCACCCAGGAGACACACGCCAGATTCGTCACGTTTATCTGCATTGGTCGGCTGAACCGCAGCAAGGGGTGGGTGAAGCCCCCGGTTGTCTGGACAACAAAAAAGCCGCTTACAACTGCATTCGGGTCGCACCCCCTGGGGACTCCCAGGGGCCTGAACGCATGTGTAAACGGCTTCATTTGTTGCGTGCGACGACAACGAGGGGGACTCTACCTGACCGCTGGGGGCTTTGTCAAGCCCACACAATCAATCCGGTTAAAAAGCCAGCACCAAAGGCACATGCCAGCATGACCCACACGTCAGGGTCTGTTCTGTCATGCGGGGGCTGGTACAGGGGGTTGAACTGTTCCCTGTAGAGGTCAGGGAAAGCCTCTGACAGTGTTCGGGGAAAGCGTTTGTAAGTGTCCATATCTGACAAGCCTCAGGAAAGGGGTTTAAACGCCCCCAGACGCCTTGCAATGCCTGGGGGTAGGGGTAGGGTAGGGTTAGCGGAAAAAGTACGTCACACCGTCGATTTGTGTGCTGGTGTAGTCGTACTGTAGTTCTCTGGCGGCCTGTTTCCAGTCGATACAGTTGTTGGGCCATGTCGCATCCCTGTTGACTGCCCCGATATCCTCTGCCAGTTCTTGGGCGTAGTCTTGAAAGTAAGACTCACGGATGAGGGTCAGCGGATACCAGTCGCCGCGCCATTGTTCGTCGCCTCCTGCGCCTTTAAGGTCGCTGAGAATGCATGACAACTGGTAACGCTCCTCAGCGTTAGGCAGGCCGTCCGACTCATTTTCTAGTTCTTCGTAACGCTCGATAAGGTCGCGCACGTCGATAATGTCAGCGGTCAGGTCAAGTGTCGTGGTCATGGTGGAAACCTCCAGTTAAACAGTGAGACAACCTCACCCCATGCCAGTCTGTCACACTGGCACAGGCTGGATTGTCAAAGTGTGAATTCACACAGGTTATTGGCATAGCACACATCACCGGTGCTAAGCACATAGATCGGCTCATC